TTAGAAGTGCTATAAGTTTAGATACAAAATCTTCTATGCGAGATAATTTTAACGCTATTAGGGGTACTTTTGTAGACGCGGGTAATGATTTTATAAGTGCGGATTATCCACAAATAAATTCCCAAACATTTCTTAATGAAGATAATGGTGTTGAAACAGTTTTAGACCTTAATCTTCCATTTACAACCAATGCGCTAGCCGCTCAACGTATTGCCAAGCAGTTACTTTATAGAAGCCGTGAGCAATTAACTATGAGTGCAGATTTTGGAATGAATGCATTTGATGTTGAAGTTGGTGATTTTATAAAAATAAGAAATGAGCGTTACGGATGGGCTTATGGCGACGAAAAGATTTTTGAAGTTAGTGGGTGGAGACTACAACCTGACCCTAAAGGATTGGATTTGCGGGTAAATTTAACCCTTAGAGAAAGTAGTGAAGCCGCATTTGGGTTTACGGAAGCTGATGAGAAAGCAATAGTTTCAAATAACACTACCCTTTTAAAGTATTATGATGTGCCAAGCATCGGTGTGAATGTTTCTCAAGAGTATCGTGAAGTTAATGAGAATGTTGTAAATGTTTTAGTCGTTACTGTCGTCAGCTCTGATATTGAGCGTGTAGAGAGTGTTATTTTAAAATACAAAAAGACTTCAGACACAGAATTTAAATCGGTTGGTCAGGCTATTTTGATTAATGAAGGTAGTGACGCTGGTAGGTTTGAAATAGTTGGAATTAAAGCGCCTCAAATTTCTGAACAAGCTATAAATTATACTGTAGCAGTCACACCAGTAAATGCCGTTGGGTTTAGAGGAAGCACTGTAACTACAACTTATAACCTTACAGCCGATACTGTACCACCTTCTGTACCAGCTTCGTTAAGCCATTTGTTGTCAGGTGGCACAATATTTTTTGAATGGCCGGCGGTTGATGATTTAGATTTATCTCACTATAAATTATATTATTCATCAAATAGCAGTGCAAATTTTACTGATAGTTCTGTTTCGTTAAAAATATCAAAAATAGCCAGACCAGCGACATCAATTAGTTTTGCCGCCCTTGCTGGTAAATTCTTTATTACATCGGTAGACAAAACGGGAAATGAAAGCACCACTGCAACAAGTACAGTCGTGCTTGCAAGTGAATTACCTCAACTTGGGAATACAACTACACAATCTGAAGAAACTGCATTTAGTGGCGCAAAGTCTAATGTCACGGCTTCTGGTGGGTCATTAACACTGACCAGTTTCTCATCCTCTGGAGCAACTGGCACATATGACTTTGATCATAATGGAGACAGTTACATAGATGTTGGAACGTCAAGAACAGTTAGGCTTTCTTCGGCTGTAGTAGTTGCCCGTAAGCATTCAGATGCTGTAGGAGGAGAGATTAATTGGGATGATATACCTCAAAACTGGGACACTTGGCCTAATAACTTTGACACTTGGACAGATGAAAATGCCGAATTCCATGATTTTACTGTATTAGTCCAAGCAAGGTCAGCGGCAACATCTGCTGGGTTAAGTAGCGCAAGTTTTATAGATGCAAGCGGAGAAATTGTTGGTAGATTTATAGAATTTAGAGCAATATTATCAAATTCAAACCCAAAGATTACACCTAATATAACAGCACTAAGTGCAACAGTGGAGTATTAATATGTCACAACATGATTTTGTAATTGCCAATCAAACCGCAAATTCAGCAAGGCTTGATATAAATGCTGGCCTACAGGCGTTAGCATCAAATAATAGTGGAAATAGCGCACCTTCCACAACTTACGCTAATATGTGGTGGTACGAAACAGACAGTAACCTTTTAAAAATACGCAATGAGAATGATAGTGCATGGATTAACGTAGCCTACGTTGATCAGAGTAACAGCGTATATGCAGTATTAGATGATACCAAACTTGTTAATACATCTGGAGCCCAAACTGGACTTCTTGGTGGACAGCTACAAAGCGCTTGGAACGCTGGCACAGGAACAACTGAGAGTTTAGTATCTCCAGTTCAAGTTAAATCTGCTATTACTACCAACTTACCTACACCCAAAGCAGTTGCTGAAGCTTACGTAACATACTCAGGGTCTACTCCAACACAAGCAGATGGGTACGGTTTTTCTAATGTATCATCGCCCTCCACAGGGATAACTTCTTTTGTCTTTAGTACAGCACAGACTGATACAAACTATATTATTGACTCTCACTTTCAGGGTGGAATTGGCTCTGGAGATATGCGCTACTCTTGGTGGGTGTATGCGAAATCTACTACAGGCTTTAGTGTACGCTATAGGTTTGTGACTTTAGTAGACGGCAACTTAGACATATGGGCAATGGCGAGGCGACTTACATAATGTCTCAAAATTACATCGCATGAGGTAAATAAAATCCTAACTAGCATAAATTTTGAATATCGTGTATTGTGGCCATGCATATGCAATGTTTTATAGGAGGCCACAATGGCAACACTCGGAGATCGCGTCTTTGATGCAGGACTTTCTGCACTAGACACAGAAGCAAACAAAGTTCTGGTTACTTCTCAAGAAGCAACTACTTTTACTGAGGCGAATGCAACTTATGCCTTGGGCAACTCAACAAGCCTTTCAATAGCCGCACCATCTGATCGTACTGGCGGTGGTAGAAAAGTTACTGTAGCCGCAATTTCTGATGGTTCAATTACTGGAACTGGGACAGCTACACACTACGCAATTGTGGACACAACAAACTCACGTTTGTTAGCAACAGCGGCTTTAACGGCTTCTCAGGCTGTAACAAACGGCAACACATTTACTTTGGCTTCATTTGATATTGGTATCCCTGACCCAGCGTAAGATTAATTAGGAGTTTTGCATATTAATTAGGAGTTTTGCCTATGGCGCTTGTCATAAAAGATCGCGTAAAAGAAAGTTCAACGACAACTGGAACTGGCACTTACACATTGGAAGGGGCAGAGGCAGGATTTCAAACCTTCTCAGCTATTGGGGATGGTAATACAACATATTATGCCGCTACTGACGGAACATATTGGGAAGTTGGTATCGGCACATATACTGCATCTGGCACAACTCTTGCTAGAACTACTATTTTATCATCATCGAATAGTAATAATGCAGTAAGCTGGACTGCTGGTGAAAAATTAATATTTGTAACTCAGCCTTCCTCTAAAGCGTCTTTCTTAGATGCAAGCGGTAATTTAAATTTATCTGGCGGTACAGTAGACGGACGTAATGTAGCGGCTGATGGGGTTACAGCAGACAATGCTTTACCTAAAGCTGGCGGTGCTATGACAGGGGCTATCACAACTAACAGCACCTTTGATGGTAGAGATGTTGCAACAGATGGTACTAAGCTAGATTTAGTTTCTGTTACGCAAGCTGTTGACCTTGATCAAATGGAAACTGATATAGCGGCTCTTGCTAATGGTATGGTATATAAGGGCGATTGGGATGCATCATCTGGTAGTTTTCCATCGGGCGCGCAAACAGGCTGGTTTTATTATGTTTCTGTAGCTGGCACTGTAAATAGCGTTGCTTTCCATGTTGGGGATAACATTGTTGCAACTACAGACAATGCATCTACTAGCGTTTATGCTAATAACTGGTCTAAGCATGATAATACAGATGCAGTACAATCAGTTGTTGGATTAATTGGCTCTATTACTAAAAGCGAATTATTAACTGCAATAAATGTAGAAGATGGCGCAGATGTTACGGATAATGCTAATGTCACAGGTGTCCTTACAGCCCTCACAACAGAAACTACTATAGCATCAACAGATTTAATCCCAGTTTATGATGGAAGCGCTAGTACATGGCGCAAAGCAACCATTACAAGCGCCGCCCTTCAAGGAACTAAGGGGCAAAAAGGCGAAGTAGGAAGCACTGGTAGCACTGGTAGCAATGGTTCAAAAGGACAAAAAGGTGCAGTAGGTGACACGGGTGATACAGGAGGCGTAGGTGCTAAAGGTCAAAAAGGTGAAGTCGGAAACACTGGTAGCACTGGGGCAACGGGCTCACAAGGAGACCAAGGGGTAAAAGGCCAAAAGGGTGAAATTGGAAATCAGGGTGTCGCGGGTGATAAAGGTCAAAAGGGACAAACTGGTTTAACTGGCGCGACGGGTGCTACAGGTTCAACTGGATTAACTGGAACAACAGGTTCTAAAGGGCAAAAAGGCGAAGTCGGAACTACTGGCAATACAGGCGCTAAAGGTCAAAAGGGTGAAGTCGGCGCTACAGGCAGTGTGGGGGCTAAAGGCCAAAAAGGTGAGGTCGGGGCAACCGGAGGGACAGGTTCAAAAGGCCAAAAAGGTGAGGTTGGAACTACTGGAGGGACAGGTTCAACTGGTGCTAAAGGCCAAAAGGGCGAAGTTGGGGCAACTGGTTCAACTGGCTCACAAGGAAGCACAGGGAATACAGGTTCTACTGGCGCAAAGGGGCAAAAAGGGGAAACTGGCTCTACAGGTTCTGGTGGTGCGACAGGCTCTAAAGGTCAAAAAGGTGAAGTTGGCGCAACTGGTAGTGGCGGCTCTACTGGAGCTAAAGGTCAAAAGGGTGAGGTTGGCTCAACTGGCTCTACAGGCGGAACTGGCGCTAAAGGTCAGAAGGGCGAAGTTGGAGTTACTGGTTCTACAGGTTCTAAAGGCCAAAAAGGTCAGACAGGCAACACTGGTTCTACAGGTGGTACAGGTTCTAAAGGTCAAAAAGGCGAAGTTGGCGCGACAGGAAATACAGGTTCAACAGGCTCAACAGGTAGCACTGGAGCAAAGGGACAAAAGGGACAAACAGGAAATACAGGCGCAACGGGTTCAACTGGTGGAACAGGAAGCACCGGCGCTAAAGGCCAGAAGGGACAAACTGGTTCTACGGGTGGAACTGGTGGAACTGGTCAAAAGGGTCAAAAGGGTCAAAAAGGACAGCAGGGCGCTACAGGTGGAACTGGGTCAACAGGCGGAACTGGTTCTAAGGGGCAAAAAGGTGAACTTGGCAATACAGGATCAAGCGGTAATCCTTTCGGTGGTGGTACATTTACAGGTGCTGTAACACTTAATAGCACAATAAGATTAGCTAACTTGAGTAGTGCGCCTTCTGGTGCAAACGGAATGATGTACTACAATACTACTGAAGGTTCTAGCTATAGGTACGATAACGGTGCTTGGTGGCAAATGAATAGAGCGCAAACTTTAGATATAGACCTTATACTTGTAGCTGGCGGCGGTGGCGGCGGTGTTCACATTGGTTCTGGCGCGGGTGCTGGCGGTGCTGTCAGATCCTCCCAAACTGTTGAAAAGGATGTTGCCTTAACAATATCAATAGGTGCTGGTGGTACAAGTCAAGGTAATGGCAATGATAGTACAATTAGTATCAGTGCAGTACCTACAGCAGTAGGCGGCGGTTCTGGTAAACAAGGTTACAACAACGGACAAACTGGCGGTAGTGGTGGTTCTGGAGGCGGTGGTACTAACTACAGTGGAGCTGGCGGAACTGGTACTGCTGGACAAGGAAATAATGGTGGTCAAGCTGGTGGTGCTTACTTCCCAGGAGCTGGTGGTGGCGCAGGGGGCGTAGGAACTGGTGGAAGTGGCACTCAAATTGGTGGTGCAGGGCATACATGGCTAAACGGAAGTACATACGCTGGAGGAGGCGGTGGTTCTTACTGGGTAAATAGAGGACACAACCCTGCTGGCGGTTCTGGGGGCGGTGGTTTTGGAGGCAACTCTGGAGGTGCAGGGGCTAACGGAACAGCTAATACTGGCGGTGGAGCTGGCGGTTCTAGTTACAATAACTTCACTGCGAAAGCTGGTGGTAGCGGAGTATGTATCATTAGATACCAAAGTGGTTCTACTTTAGCTACTGGAGGAACTATAACATCTTCTGGTGGATACAAATACCACACT